AAGTTGTGTCTGATATCGATTCTCGATTTACAGACAATATTGAGGTCGGTGGGTTATTGCTATGTCAGAACTCAACCGAAAATATGCAAGCGAGACGCGATGCACAGAATGCTCAGGCTCAAAGTCAGATGCAAGCTGTGGACAACTCTTACTTGCGTAACTCAGACCCTCGTATGCCCGTTCTAAATCCAGAGCGGTCTACGCGATCTTCGTTTGGCAAGTAACCTTTTGGGGAGCTTGCTTGGTTGAAACTCAAATTGTGAGGAAATAGAGCTATGGCTACTACAGCAGCTCCTTATGGCTTAAGACCCGTCCGCCGTGCGGATGGTATGCCATATGCTGGGGCAACAACCCAGTATCTCATCGATCCCGCTGGTGAAGCAACAAACCTATTTTATGGGCAAGCTGTTATCATTGGGGCAGATGGGTATATCGCGCTGGCTACAGGTACAGGTGCAGACCTTACCTCTAACAGCATTTCAGGCACTTCAGGCGTAGGCGCAATTGGCGTTTTCGTAGGTTGTGAATATGTAAACTCTTCAGGCCAACTCGTACAGGCTCAGTATTATCCATCAGGTACATCTAATGGTGACGCTATTAAAGCCTATGTTGTTGACGATCCAAACGTACTATTCCAAGCGCAGCTTGATGGTGCTGGAGCGCAAACAATTATTGGCACGAACACATTCTTTGCAGCAGTACAGTCTACCTCAACTGGTGATACATCAACAGGTAACTCGACTTCTGCGTTGGATGCGACTGTACAAACCGCAGCGGCTGCATTCCGCATCGTTGCACATGTTTCTGACGCTAGTGATGCGTACCCAGATGTACTTGTTAAGTTCAATCCGGGCGGTCACCAGATGACGAACAATGTTGGCTTATAAGGAGATTAGATTATGGCTATATCACGCGCCCAGCTCCTTAAAGAGCTATTACCCGGTCTGAATGCTTTATTCGGTCTTGAGTACGATCAGTACGAGAATGAGCATGCAGAGATTTACGAAACTGAAAACTCAGATCGTAGCTTCGAAGAGGAAGTGAAATTATCCGGTTTTGCAGCAGCCCCAGTGAAAGCTGAAGGCCAAGCAATTTCTTACGATAATGGTCAAGAACACTTCACTGCTCGTTACAACCATGAAACGGTTGCAATGGGTTTCTCTATCACTGAAGAAGCTATGGAAGATAACCTGTACGACTCATTGTCAGCTCGTTATACAAAAGCCTTGGCTCGCGCTATGGCGTATACGAAGCAGGTTAAAGCAGCATCTTTGTTGAACACAGGTTTTGATACATTCACTTCAGGTGACGGATCATTCTTGTTTGCAACTAACCACCCAACTGTAGAGGGCGGCACAAACGCAAACAAACCTTCAACAAACGCTGACTTGAACGAAACATCTTTAGAGCAAGCTGTTATCGATATTGCTGCGTTCACTGACGAACGTGGTCTATTGATTGCTGCACGTCCTCGTAAGTTGGTCGTTCCACCTGCGCTTATGTTCGTTGCAACTCGTTTGCTACAAACAGAGCTACGTACAGGTACAGCGGATAACGACATCAACGCATTGCGTTCGAATGGTTCGATCCCAGAAGGCTACCGTGTCAACCACTATCTAACTGACGCAGACGCTTTCTTCATCACTACAGATGTTCCAAACGGCATGAAGCACTTTGTGCGTACTGCTATGCAGACATCTATGGACGGTGACTTCGATACAGGTAACGTGCGCTACAAAGCTCGTGAGCGTTACTCATTCGGCGTATCTGATCCATTAGGCATCTACGGTTCACCGGGTGCTTAATTAGTTCAATAGAACTTTTGAGGGGGCGGGTTTACTCGCCCCTTTCTTTTTTTGTAGAATGTGTTATTCTGCGATTGGGGTAACATTAGCCTTGCAGACAGGATTCCGCCCCACCTGACGTTGCACAGACTGCTAGGCAAAACCTTGTGCAAGGGGTACTAATATGGCTTCAACTACATTTTCAGGCCCAGTGACATCTACTGCTGGTTTTATCAGCGGTTCAGATTCTCTGGTTTCTATCACAGCAAACGCAACAATGACCGCTGCTTCAAACGCAGGTCGAACAATGAATCTAAACATAGCATCAGGTGCTACTGTAACTTTACCTGCCGCTTCAGGTACAGGTAACACATATCGTTTCTTTGTTCAGACAACTGTGACTTCTAACAACTATAAGATCCAAGTTGCTAACGCCAATGACACAATGTCAGGTGTTGCAGTGGTTGCGAACGATAGCGACGCTACAGCTTCTATCTTTGAAACAGCAGCAGATAGTGACACGATTACTTTAAATGGCACTACAACAGGTGGTATTCTTGGTGGACAAATTGAGATTCAAGATGTTGCATCAAATAAATTCCGTGTTCTTATTAATCAAGCAGCAACAGGATCAGAAGCTACTCCATTCAGTGCAGCCGTTTCATAGGTGATTCATGGGTAAATTAACTGCGATGAAGTCCCGTAAAGGGGTTCGTGCAAGGAATAAAGACGGGACATTGAAAGCCGATGACCCGTCAACTCCTGACGTAAATGAAGCATGGGAAGGTGGCAAAGCACCTGTAAAGCGTGGTCGCCCTGCAAAGAAAAAGGAATAGAGTATGCGTTCAGATGTACAAACGAAACGTGTTACTGGCACAGGGTCGCTTGCTGTTGGCCCTGCTAGGATAAGACAGATTCAAGTCCTTACTGCTTCTGGCACACCTCGTCTTACTGTCACTGACGGTAATGGAGGTTCCACAGTTCTTGATCTAGATTTCAAAGCTTCTGACATACACTCAGTAAACATTCCATCTGATGGTATTCGTGTAGGAGACATATATGTTTCTGTTCTCACAAACATCACCGCTATGACGGTGTTCTACAACTGAGTAGTCTTATGGCTGAGAAAAAGAAAAAGGGTACTATGAAAGGCCACACCATAAAAGGTGGTCATAAACGTCCTACTAAAAAAGGTGCGGGTATGACTGCTAAAGGTGTGGCTAAGTATCGTAGAGATAACCCCGGCTCCAAGCTCAAGACAGCCGTTACAGGTAAAGTAAAAAAGGGCAGCAAGGATGCGAAGAGACGTAAGTCATTCTGCGCTAGATCAGCAGGGCAGATGAAGAAGTTTCCTAAAGCTGCAAAAGACCCTAACAGTCGTTTACGGCAAGCAAGAAAAAGGTGGAAGTGTTAGATGGCAATGTCTCGTTCTCAAATGGGTAGTCAGTTGGTTGGTAATCGTGTCTCTACAGGTGACGATGCAAAAGACCTTGAGATCATCCGCATGGGCAAAGGTGGTAAGACTAAAAAGAAAAAGTCTAAAAGCCGCGTGAACGAAGCGGGTAACTACACAAAGCCATCCATGCGTAAGAGATTGTTTAACAAGATCAAGGCTGGTGGTAAGGGTGGAGCGCCGGGTCAGTGGTCTGCTCGAAAGGCACAGATGTTAGCACAACAGTATAAGAAGGCAGGCGGTGGATACAGGGATTGAGAATGATTTACGCAGTTGGTCGCGTGAAGTATTAGAGGTTCCCAACGAACACCTCAAAGGGATGTCTCCATGTCCCTATGCAAAAGAGGCGTGGAAGAAAGACAAAGTTCTGGTTGTTGAAACAAACAGTATATACGCCGACTCGCTAAAATATTGCGCGTCATTCGCTGACACAGGTAAAGAACTTGTGGTGTTAGCTTCTTACAAAATTCCAAACATGAAGAAGTTCAATAAGCATGTATCTCATTTAAACGATACATTTGATTCCTTGCATTGTATGGAGTTCCATCCTGAGTATGGAGCAGAAGATGCAGACTTAGACTTCTTAACAGATAACGATTGGGAAAGTTCTGTGGATAAGTCATATTGTATGATTTTTATCCAAGACCTTGAACAAGTTGTTAGAGCCAGTGACAAGCTGGAGCGATTGGGGTACTATAAAGTGTACCCTGAATCAGAGTACCAAGAACTCGTAGTAGAACGGAAAAGGAGACTCCAATGGCTATGAAACCTCGTGCAATGAAAAAGAAACCTATGGGAATGAAACGCGGCGGTGCAGCAAAGAAGATGATGCGCGGCGGCAAGAATAAGCTCACCATGAAGCGTGGTGGTGGCATGATGAAAAAACCTGTGGCGATGAAACGTGGTGGTAAGTCTAAAAAGTAATGGCCTTAAAGAAGTCGCAGAAGAGCCTCAAGTCTTGGACAAAGCAGAAATGGCGTACTAAAAGTGGCAAACCGTCTACGCAAGGGGCTAATGCTACTGGTGAACGGTATTTACCTTCTGCGGCTATTAAGTCTCTTAGCGATGCTGAATACGCAGCAACTACCAGAGCAAAAAGAAAAGGCAAGGCTTCAGGCAAGCAGCATGTGGCTCAACCTAAGAAAATTGCAAAGAAAACCAGACGACACAGAAGTGTAGTTACATAGGATCATATTATGGCAGTAGTAACCCCAGACCTCCCAGAACTTTTTGAAGAAGCCTATGAAAGGGCAGGTCTTGAGATGCGTTCTGGCTATGATCTCAAAACGGCTCGAAGGAGCCTTAACCTTTTAACATTGGAGTGGCAAAACCGTGGGCTTAATCTCTTCACTATTGAAGCTGGTACTCTTTCCATTACGGCAGGTACAGCGACTTATACGTTACCTACAGACACTATTGACCTCATCGAACACCAAGTCCGTACAGGTACAGGTGTCAACCAAACCGACACAAGCCTTCAGCGGGTCAGTGTCGCAACCTACGCCCAGCAAACCAACAAAGAAACGCAAGGTAGGCCGACCCAAATCTTCATCCAAAGGCTCCCCACGGAAGTCAAAGTAACATTATGGCCTGTGCCTGATGCAACAACTACATACACTTTATTTTATTATAGGTTGAAGGGTATCGATGGTTTATCTTCTGGTATTGGTGGTGATGTATCTACTGTTCCTCCTCGTTTCGTTCCGGCTCTAGTTTCTGGTTTGGCTTATTATTTATCCATGAAAAGACCAGAGGCAGCGCCTCGCGCTCAAGCACTTAAACAAGAATATGAATTTCAGTTTGAGTTGGCAGCAGGTGAGGATGAGGAGACAGCATCAATTAAGTTTGTGCCTTTTGATACGTTTATGACAGGTGCTTGATGAGTTACGCAAAAGCTAAATATGCTTATGGTTTCTGTGATAAGACAGGGTTTCGTTACCCGTTGAAAGACCTTGTGCCTGAGTTTAACAACGGCGTGAAGACTGGTTTTCTTGTTGGTAGAGACGTAGTTGACCCAGATCAGCCACAGAACTTCTTGGGGCGTATAAAGATTAACGACCCTCAGTCTCTTAGGAATCCTCGCCCAGATACATCTCAGACAGAAAGCAGGGCGTTATTTGGGTTTAACCCTGTAGGCAATAATGCAGTCTTTATGACTGCGTCCGTTGGGAGAGTAACGGTTTCTATTACTGATACAGGTAGCGAAATAGTTAGTCCTACAGGTGTAGCAGCATCTACAGGGGTTGGTTCTGTTACAGTTCCTAGAGACGATGTAACTGTAAGTCTCACAGGCGTGGCGGCGACTTCTGCTATAGGATCGCCCACTATAAGCACAAACGTTACTACACTTATTGTAACTGTTGCCAACCCCGGTTCTGGAAACAAATACTATATTGATGGAGTTCAGCAAGATACTCTTAGTCTTTCTGAGGGTCAAACATATCGATTCGATCAATCAGATAATACCAATTCTGGGCATCCATTACGTCTTTCAACCACCTCAGATGGTACTCACAACAGCGGCTCAGAGTATACAACAGGTGTAACAACAAGCGGCACTGCGGGCAATTCGGGTGCTTATACACAAATTACGGTGGCTTCCGCAGCGCCAACACTGTACTATTATTGTACAAACCACTCAGGAATGGGTGGGCAAATTAACACACCGTAGAACGGAGGAGTATATTATGGAAAAAAAGAACCTTAAACCAGTCCCAGAAAACAAGAAAACAAGTCTTGGCAAGTTACCTACAGAAGTCCGTAATAAAATAGGATTTCAGGCTAGTGGTGGTAAAGTTAAGAAGATGACAAAAGGTGGAAATACAAAACCAAAGCCAAGACCGGGATCAGAAAAGATTACTAAAGAATCTTTAGTGGGAGGCATGACTAAAGCTGAAGTTGAAGACGCTATTTCTAAAGGCAAAAACCCTACTAGAAAAAAAGGTGACAGAGCAGGTGTTACTTCTAAGAAGTTAAAACCTAATACTACAAACAAAAAAATACTTGAAGCTATTTCAAATTTAAGTCCCATATCTAAGGCAGCGGCGGCAGGTAAGTCTGTAGAAAAGATGGGTATGGGTGGTAAGTGCCGTGGTATGGGTGCAGCAACCCGTGGTGGAAATTTTAGTAGGAATGGATAAGTTCAAATGAACTATTCTGAGTTATTACAGCTTATACAAGATTACACGGAGAACGATGAAACATCTTTCGTGACCAATATCCCTACGTTTGTGCGACAGACAGAAGAGCTGGTGAATCGTACAGTAATGATCCCAGAGCTTCGCAAGAACGTGACGGCAAACTTGGATAACGCAAATCCTTACATGGCTAGACCCTCAGACTTCTTGGCACCGTTTTCGTTTGCCGTGATAGATGGCAGTGGTAACTACACATTCTTAATTGAGAAGGATGTAAACTTCATGCGTGAAGCATACCCAGATCAAACATCTACTGGCACACCTAAGTACTATTCCGAATTTGATGGTGACTTTACATCAACAGGGTCTCCGGGGAACTTTATCTTAGGGCCAACGCCTGACTCAGATTATTTAGTTCAATTGCACTATTACTACGATCCGCCTTCAATCGTGACATCTAGTACATCTTGGCTTGGAGATAACGCTGAAGAAGTATTACTGTATGGAAGTTTGGTGAACGCATATGTTTACATGAAGGGTGAGGCTGATGTTCTTGCCATGTACAAAGAAAGATACGATAACGCCTTACGTCGATTGCTGGTATTAGGAGAGGGCAGATTGAAACGCGATAGCTATCGTGACGGCGAACCAAGGTTAGATATGTAATGTTTAAGATTGATTTAAGTGTACCCCGTGATGAACAAGTTGTGTTAGTCAACACAACAGAGAAGCGTGGATTATCCCCAGAAGAACTTTCTGAGCAATGCGTTCAGAAAATAGTGTCGGTTTCTGATCAGGCTCCCCCTGCTATCAGAGATCAGGCTCGTGCTTTCTCTAAGCACGTTGAAACGCTTGTTGCGTATTATATGCGACAGGCTATTCGCAGTGACCGCACAACAGTGTGTAATGCACTAATTGACGCGGGACATCCCCAATTGGCTGAACTCATAAGGAGACTTTAAAATGGCCTTTACCGGAAACTTTATGTGTACGTCGTTCAAGTCGGAACTTATGACAGCGACACACAACTTTACAAACTCAACAGGTAATACTTTCAAGTTAGCTCTGTATACTAACAGTGCTTCTTTCACAGCGGCAACAACAGCTTATACAGCGACTAATGAAGTTAGTGCGTCTGGTTCGTATTCAGCAGGTGGTGGTTCATTAACCAATGTCACACCAACAACTTCTGGTACGACTGGGTTCACAGACTTTGCAGACATCACGTTTACTTCTGCAACAATCACTGCTCGTGGTGCGTTGATCTATAATGACTCAGCATCAGGTGATCCGTCTGTGGTTGTTCTGGACTTCGGTGCAGACAAAACATCTACATCTGGTGATTTCCAAGTTGTATTCCCAACGGCTGACGCGAGTAACGCTATTATCCGTATCGCCTAAACTCTTACTAGGAGTGACGGCCTATGGCGGATGCCAGAGTAATATTTACAGGTTGGGGCCGAAGTAGCTGGAGTAGCGGTACTTGGAGTAATCCAGCCGTTACCCTTCCTTCGGCTGCTGGTCAGGTAGGCACTGTCACGGTTGTTGGCAATGCCCCAAATATTGCTGTCACTGGTCTTGGCGCAGTTACTGGCGTTAGCAGTGTTTCTGTTGAGGGAGCAGCTACTGTTCCAAGTACAGGCATTGCTGCTACGGGTGGCATTGGTGATGTAAGTATTCTTACTGGCGCAGTTGTTTCACCCACTGGTGTTGAAGGCACGACAGCAGTTGGCTCTGTTGTTGCATCTATCCCCGGAGAAGTTTCCGTTATTGGCATACAAGCAACCACTGCGGTTGGCTCTGTTACAGCTACGGGTACAGCTAGTGTTACTCCTACGGGTCTTACCGCCACAGGTGAGGTTGGTGGGCTACCGACGCAACCAGTTGGTCAAGAGGCTACGGGCGCTGTAGGCGTTGTATCTATCAATGGTACAGTTAATGCCGTTATTACAGGCTTAGAAGGTACGAGTGCTGTAGGGTCTGTAACTGTATCTGGTGATGCTCCAAATATTCCTGTCACGGGTATCGCTGCTACAGGCGGTGTTGGTTCTGTCACTGTTGTTGAGGGCGCTGGTGTAGGGATTAATGTCACTGGTGTTTCTAGCACGTCTGCTGTTGATTCGGTTACTGCCACTGGTGGTGTTGAGATTACACCTACTGGACTTGCAGCAACAAGTGCATTGAATGGGGTTACTGCTACAGGATTGGCGAGCGTTCCAGTTACAGGTCTTGAAGCTACAGGTATTGTAAACGGACTTCCTCAAGATGTTACTGTTTTCTTAACTGCCGCTGATGCTTCGGGTTGGGGTCGTAGTTCTTGGAGTTCAGGAACTTGGAGTCAGCCTGTAGCTACCAGCCTTGGTATGTCAGGTAGTGTTGGTGCTGTAACAGTAGATTTATTAATTCAAGTCCCAGTTACAGGGTTAGAGGTGACAACTGGCGTAGGTTCTGTTAGTATCGCCACAGGTACGGGAATTGATGTCCCAGTTACAGGGGTAGAAGCGACTGGATCGGTAGGGCCAAGAGGAGTAACAGTTTGGGGTAGAATAGTTCCAAGTGAAACTGCAACATGGACAATGATTGCACCAAGCACAACAACAGAGTATACTGAAATTAGACCTTAACGGAGATTAATGTTTCATGGCTAGTACATATACAACAAATACAGGTATTGAGCTGATTGCTAACGGCGAACAGTCTGGCACATGGGGCGATACCACAAATACAAATTTACAAATTATTGATCGTTTAACAAACGGCGTTGGCACGATAACTCTTTCGGGAACGACGCACACTCTCACTACCACAGATGGTTCTCTTTCTGATGGTCAGTACAGAGTTCTTTTACTGGCAGGGTCTCCTTCGGGAACAAACACCATTACGGTGACTCCAAACGATCAAACCAAGCTATTTTTTGTAAAAAATAATTCAGGACAAAGCGCAATATTTTCACAGGGGTCAGGTGCAAATGTCACGATTCCTAACGGTGAAAGCGCGATTATTTATTGCGATGGTGCAGGGTCAGGCGCAGCAGTGGTTAATTTATCTGCCACCTTTGACCTTACAACATTTTTGGAAGCGTCAAACAATCTATCAGATGTTGGCAATGCATCGACAGCAAGAACAAATTTAGGGGTTGCGATTGGGTCAGATGTTTTGGCGTATGACGCAAACCTACAGGGATTTGTAACGGCTCTTACTCTACCCACATCAGACGGGACAAACGGGCAAGCGTTGGTTACAAATGGTAGTGGCACTGTCAGTTTTGGTAGTGCTGGAATTGGAACTGGTAAGGCCATCGCAATGGCTATTGTGTTTGGATAAAGGAGGCTAACCGATGGCAGCACCGAACATTGTAAACGTAAGCTCAATACTTGGAAAAACAGATCAGTATGCACTTACAACAACTAATCAAACTACAATTTTAAACAACGCAGCATCGAGTGATAATGTTCTTAAAGTGAACATGATCCAAGTTGCAAACGTAGACGGGTCAAATGCTTGTGACATTACGATAGATGTACACAGTGCAGATGATGGAGCGGGTACAGCCTTTTCGCTTGTATCTACTGTGTCAGTCCCTGCGGATGCGTCATTGGTTGTGATAGATAAAAACACAGCGATATATTTAGAAGAAGATATGTCGATTACGGCAACCGCTGGAACAGCAAGCGATCTTGAAGTTATCATAAGTTACGAGCAAATCACCGACTAATAGGAGTCGCACATGGCTAAAGGTAGAGGCGGCTTTATAGGTCAAGACGGGCTAAATGCACCAGACAGCCCTACAGGGGTAAGTGGTACGTCAGGAGATTCTTCGGTAAGCGTTGCATTTACCGCGCCGACTGATGTAGGTGGTTCTGCAATTACGGGCTACAGAGCGCAGTCAAATACTGGCGTGGGCGCTTCTGGAACTTCTTCTCCAATTAATGTTACTGGTTTATCTAACGGTACAAGTTACACGTTTAACGTGTGGGCAATCAATGCGTTTGGATATTCGTCGCCTAGTAGTCCTTCAGCTAGTTTAAGCCCTGCTGCTCAATACGCTTACATGCTTGGTTTTCAAAGTACAAATCGTGAAAGAGTCAGCATTGTTTCTTCTGGAAACTCTGCTAATTTTGGAACTCTTAGTGATGGCTCAAGAGTATTTCATGGAGCAACTTCTTCAAGCACACGAGGAATTGTTGGTGGTTCAGACCTTACTACAAATGATTTTCTTTATTGGACTTTAGCCTCAACGGGTGTGACACAAACTTTTGGTGACGCGGCTTCAAGTGGTAATTGTAGAATGAGTGGTAATGCAACTAGAGCTATTAGCGCAAGGTCTGCTGCCGACAATAATAGTATTGAATATTTAACTATTGCTTCTACTGGAAACGGAACTGATTTTGGGGATCTCACACTCGCTCGCGGCAACACGGCTTCTGCTAGTTCTGCAACGCGGTCACTAGTCTGTGGTGGATGGCCTAGTAATGGTTTAGTTAATACAGTAGATTACGTCACGATAGCTTCCACTGGAAACGCTTCAGACTTTGGAGACTTAACTATAAACTCAGCTTTTTTTGCTGCTTGTGCGGATGGAACAAGATTAGTCTGTAGCGCACGTTTGCAAAACACAAGTCCGACAACTTATGTAAATACGATGGATTACTGCACAATAGCATCAACAGGAAATTTTACTGATTTTGGTGATGCCACGCAATCTTCAAGAACGACACAAGGAGCCGCAGGCACAACAAACGGACTGTTTATGGGTGCAGAGGCGGGGTCAGGACACAATGCTAAGTATATAGATAAAATTGTTGTTCAAACCACAGGTAACGCTGTAGATTGGGGCGATCTTGTGAATGCAGGAAATTATAAATTTGCGGCTTGTTCAAATGCAACTGTTGCGGTTCAACCTTAAAGGAGCTTTTTAATGCCAAATTATCAAGGTGTATGGTCGCTCTCAACGCAGTATCAGAATAGAACAGGTTGGCCTGTGAACAATACTGCAAATGGTATTGCTATTGTCAGTAACGCTAGTGGGATGCAGACATTTGTTGTGACTACATTAGGAAACTCTACTGACTTTGGGGATTTTACAACTCAGAGAGGTAAGGGGGCAGGTTTTGCAAGTACCGTTAGGGGTGTAGTTGGAGGCGGTAGTGGCCCCGTAAACATAATTGATTTTATTACTTTTTTGACCGAAGGAAATGCTACAGACTTCGGCGACTTGACCGTGGCTAGAGAAGAGTGTGCAGGTCATTCAAGTTCTACTAGAGGCTTAATTGCAGGTGGTGATACAGGTAGTAAGTCGGACGTTATAGACTACGTTACGATAGCTAGTGCAGGTAATGCCACAGACTTCGGTAATCTTGCGGCAGCAAATACTTCGCCATCAGGCGCAGGGAGCAGTGTTCGTATGGTAATAGGTGGCGGTATTGAAGGCAGTAGCAGAGTTAATCGTATTCAGTATGTAACCATAAGTTCCACAGGTAACTCCACAGATTTTGGTGATTTGAGTTTTAATAACGCGCAAGGCGATGCCCTTTCTAATGCTACCAGAACTGTTTTCACAGGTGGTTATGGAACTTCGTCATCGAACGTATTGGAATATGTTACCACCGACACCACTGGAAACGTCACTGATTTTGGTGATCTTTCAGAAGGGACACGAAGGCTCGCGTCTACTTCTAATGCAACTCGTGGGGTTATGGCAGGGGGTGACGGAACCAACTTACGCTCAAAAATAGAGTATATAACAATAGCGACAACAGGTAATTCTGCTAGTTTTGGTAACCTACTACAGGCTACGGATAGC